GATCTACCGTACTTCCAAGAATTTGAACACTTAGTTGATCCCGAGTTAATTCCCGTACTTAGTAAAATTTTTAGTGACCATCAATTAACTTTCTTCTCTATGTACTTCCATATGTGTGAGATGACTTACGGTCTTTTTCCTAAAGAAAATATTCCAACAATGTTTACAGGAATGTCTCCTTTCGTCTTTTTTATATGTTTGGTCTTGAAAGATCAGCGTTATGGAGAATGGATGTATCGAGGTTATCAATTCACCGAAGTCGAATTAGAAGGAGTAGATGTACACATACGAATGTCGCGCCCTCTCTTGGATTCCATAAAAGATCTTAGTAGTTTCCATTTTAGAAAGTTTATCGAATGGCGAATTAAGCAATCGCCTTTTGTGGGCTTTGTAGTAGATTTTGCGATGGGCTATACCGCTGCTATGGTAGCAGTTAAGTCGATCACAGGAGCTATATCTTTACTACGACTTATTAAGAATTTCGTCTTAGATAAGCTTTTCGGAACTGATGAAGAACAGAGTACCACTCCTAGGCATCAAAAGACCATGGTTATGAAAGCAAGATTAAGTAATATCAAACATACCGAAGATGGACAAGAATTACAAATGAACGATGTAGCGGGAAGAGATTTGATCAAAAAAATTAATCAAAGCAACGTATCAAAATTCGGAGTCCAAACCCCTGGTATGGCGGACGATAAAAGTACATTCTTTGGAGACGTTTTATGGTTAGACTCGGAAACATTCGTGTGTCCTGAACATTACGCTACGCGTATTAAGGAATTTAAAGAAGAAGATATTGCTGAAACAGTGATATATTTGTTAGACGAAGATTACCATATAGTACATGAACTCTCAGCTTTGGAATTTCTGGATGATAATTTCGTATCTAAAGAAGCCGATAGTCACCTACTATGGTTTAGGTTGAGCAAACCTTTAGTCCTTAGGAAAAGAGATATTACTTCTTATTTTATAAAAGATAGTGATTTACATGCATTATCTAATGAAGATCTAGATATCATCATGAAAGTTAACACAGACGGAGGTGCATTGCGTACTTCTTCAGCTACTATAACTCATTACCACAATGAAAAACTTAATCTTAAAATCGCGAAGGTATTAAACTATAAAATTGATACTGGCAACGGTGATTGTGGATCTCCTATAATGTTACGCAAGAAAAGATTAGGAAAACGTAGGATAGCTGGAATACATGTGGCAGGTACTTATAAAGGACATGAAAGTAGAGATGCTTGGTGTTCTATATTAACTCAAGAATCCCTTCATGAGGCGTATGCAGCACTCAATAAACGAGGAAGCGTGAACGAAGATGTAGATTTGCAAGGAGCTTGCATGTCTATGATACATTCTCCGTACAAAACGAATAAAATTGTTCCTTCTTTGTTACAGGAAACTTCGTTTCCTAAACCAACTAAGTTTCCTGCTATGCTTTTGCCTAGAAACGGGATAGATCCATATGAAAAAGCAATCGCTCACTATAAAGTTGAGAGAGAGCTCACATACGATCATGGTATGTTAGAACTTGCAACCAATGACTTGATTAGCTACTGGTGCAGTTTCCCATGGAATCTAGATCGAGAAACTTTGACGGTTGAACAAGCATTGTGGGGAGATGAATCTAACGCCAATTATAATGCGATACCTGCTGCTACTAGTGTGGGATATCCTTTTAAATTTACTGACAGGGATTATAAGAAGCGTCTATTAGGAGAAGGTGCATTGCGAACTCGCGAAAATCCACATTTTCCTGATTTTCATAGACGTATATGGTATCTTATAAATCAAGCGAATCAAGGTATACGTATGGACTACTATTACACTGATAACTTGAAAATGGGTTTGGTATCGGAATCTAAGGCCAAAGAAGGTATCACTCGTGCTTTCTCAGGAACTTGTTTCGAATTGTTTACTGTGACGAAAGTATTATTTGGGAAAATAGTCGAATTCGTTAACGTCGATTGTATAGAGAAAGGTTCCGCAGCTACTGTTAATGTCTATAGTTCGGATTGGAAGAAGATAGGTATGATGTTGGCACAATTTGCACCTAATTTTCAATCTACGAAAGTTCTCCCTATAGATTATTCGAAATTTGATGCTAGCCACGAAAAAGTGATGTTGCTTAATGCACTGAGTGTTTTTAACGCTTGGTATAGATACCACGGATTCACTAAGTTTGAAAAAGCTAGGAAGACTGTCTTTATCGAAATAACTAATTCTAAACATGTAGTATTTGGTAGAATTGAGGAGTGGAAGAAAGGGCTACCTTCGGGTAGTTTCCTCACTCTATTGGTTAACACCGCTATTAACTTAGTCAATGTACGTTATTGTTATTTCCATATCACGCACAATGTTTTCGGAGTTTATTTCAGCGAACCATTTCATAAGATGATTTATGCTATCGCACAAGGTGATGATTTAGGTATGTCATGTAGATCCGAATTAGAAAAATACCTTACGGCTGAACATATAGAAGCCGCTATGTTATCTTTAGGGTACGTAGTCACTTCAGATGTTAAGAACGAACCTATTCAATTCAAATCCTTACGCAACACTACGTTTTTGAAGCGTGGATTTATTGAAGAGAATGGAGAACTATTGTGTCCTCTTAGTTTAGAAACCATTATGAATACTCCTTTATGGAGTAAGAACAATGAGTACTATAAGAAGATTACTTTAGATTCCATTAAATTCTTCTTTAGAGAAGCAAGTCTACATAGTAAGCCTGTCTGTGATGATCTCTTTGCTATGATGAGACAAGCAGTTAAAGAAGCAGGTATTAAGAACGTCGATGGACTGATGAATACTCAAGAGCAATGGCGCAGGCACGTACTCGAGTCTGCTCCATTTACTTTTGAGTTGTGAGTTAATCAATGCCTGTACCGCTCTACAGGCCTAATAATGGTTAGAGCAAAACTGGAATGCATGGTTTACGGACACGCTAAGGTCAAAATCGAAGATATTAACTTAGTGTGTAACGCTTCATTTCTTAAAAGTCTGTATGTACAAATCATTTATTTCCCTAGGTCAGACTATACCAAACCAAGGGACCTTCGTACGATAAGAGCAACTAAGCCATTGCCTTATTTAAATTATTGGCTTCCAGAAACAGAAACTTTAAATACTGTTCAGAACACAGATTCAGAACAACTCGAAACAACCAATTTTGTGGTATCACAACAAGAGGTTGTTTCATCCATCCCCAAGTCACTCGCAACAACGTCATATGACTCGGTCGATGATCACGTTACTCTAGAGATTGCGAGATATCTAGAGAAACCAATTGTCTTACAACAAGGAAAGTTTGATCAATTAGACACTGCAACCGTTTTTAGTGCTCTTAAGATCCCTGAAGCTTTATTGACTAACGCTCTTTATGCGAATAAAGTTCGTGGTTATGCAGGTTTTCGTGCAACTACCGTGTTTACCCTTCAAGTAAACTCGGAGAAATTTCAACAAGGTAGATACATGCTGACTGCTGTACCGTGTGGAGGTGCTTACTGGAGTTCTAAACTCGAGGATAGTGTTAACGCACATTCAGCATCTTTCGTACAACGTACTATGTTACCTCGTGTCGAGATAGATCTTGCAACTCAAAAGGCTTGTGTTTTAAAGTTACCTTATTCATCGGCGCTTAATTACTACTCTTTGGTAGCCCCACAACCAACTACTAGCACTTGGTACGTAGTTAGGATTTATCCTTACTCTAACTTAGAAGCAGTTGCAGGTGCAATCGATGCTAGGTATACTTTATGGGCGCATTTTGAAGATGTTGCTTTGATTGGCCAGTCTATTCCCGTAGGCTTGCAATCTGGCTCTAGAATCGTCACAATGAAAACTAATAAAGGTAAGTCGTCGTCAGAGAAAGAAGCTAAAGAATCTACCTTAGGTCCTATTTCTTCTGTATCTACCAAAGTATCTAAAGCTGCTAACGTACTTTCAGTCGTGCCCTTTGTGGGATCATACATGACTGGAGTGAGTTGGGCGGCTGATATTATAACTAATGTTGCAAAAATATTTGGTTATTCTTCACCAGCTAATATGTCAGAAGTTATGCGCGTCAATTACGCTATAAATCCTTATGCTACGAATGTGGATAAATTTGATCAATCGATGCCCTTGGGTTTTTCGATAAAGAATGAAATTGAAACACTTCCTCAGCTTTCCCTGGATCCTTACGATGAGATGTCTATAACCCACTTTGTTGGCAGAAGCTGCTGGTTTAGGTCAGTCAATTGGTTAGATACAGCAGTCTATGATGATTTAATAGCTAGGTTCAATGTTGGTTTATATCCTAATAATACCATACATTCCATAGCTTTACCGACTGTACAAAGTTGTCCCAGTCCCATGCAATTTATGTCCTTACATTTTGCTAAGTGGAGAGGATCAATTTGGTTCAGGATCAAATTCGTTAAGACAGAATTTCATACTGGTAGAATTTCGATTATGTTTACTCCAACACATAATGGATATGTTCCACCAGCTGTCACTGCATCTATTCAACCTTACATTTACAAAGATATAGTAGATATTACAGACTTAGATGAGTACACCTTCTGTGTACCTTATCTACATCCTAACGATTATATTTCTACAGACATAAATGGAGCATCTTTATATGGAATAGTTGAAATAAGAGTAATTGATCCTCTCATCCACCCCAGCACTGTGTCTCCAGCAGTTAATCTACTAATGGAGTACTGGGGAGGTGAAGATATGGAGTTTGCGCAACCACAGCACAAACCGCACATTTACTTAGATGAAATTCCTATTCAATTACAGTCCGGAATTGGTCAAATTCCCGTAAAAAAGAACTCTTTGGATCCTGCGAAGAAATGCATTGGCGAACGAATTGTTTCTTTACGTGCGTTGTCACGAAAATTCTATCCAGTCGCTAGAAGATCTCAGTCGGTTTATCCTTTGGTTAATGCTAAAACTCAGCAACATTTTCTACCATTTGCGTCATCTCATGTAAAAAATGGAGGAGCACAACCTGGGAATTTTGCCGATCTTTACACAGATCTCTGTAGTATGTTTTGCTATTCTAGGGGTGGAGTGCGTTTAAAAGCCACTTCAGCTGTAGACCCTAATTCACCAACTGAGCTTATGTTAAGAGCCCCCGGTTCTATCTCAGCAAACGTTGTTGAAGGTTATTCAGCTGACATGGGTATTACTGTCTTGACGCAAAGACATGTTGCTCACGCTATAGGCTTCGCTACCTTTGGCGCAGTATCTAGTACTGAAAGTTTAGAAGTATCAGTGCCGCAGTATGCATTCCAACAAGCCAGACCAAATTTACTTAGTGGAGCGTCTGAAGTTTATAATTATATTTATAATGTAAACAACGATGCTAATTCTAACGATTCAATCGTAACTATATGGAAGGCTAAAGACTATCTTACTGCAGGACAAGCAGATCAAGACTTAGGTTGGCGTTGGTATAGAGCTTGTGCCGATGATGGAGATTTTTCTTCGTTCATTAGTATAAGACCTATGCTAATCCAAGCTTTGTTCTAATTCATCCCGGCATTCATTTATTGATGTAAGCCCATTTCCTGGAGGTATTCTTTCTTAGATGTTTCTCCTTACAGTGGTGGCACCACTTACAGCTACACCCGTCTCTTTGAGGTTTGTTTCGGGTTACAGTTCCTACGCCCTCAGTTCAAGCGTTTAAACTGGCTCATTTTGAGTTCGTACTTTGTCAAGTATATCTATTCCATTACATTCTTAGTGTCCCTAAGACGTGTAATCTGATTATATGCTTGGGTACCCTATTATTAAAAGGTGGAATTTTTAATAACTTGCAAG